TGACTATGACGAGTTTGGTAAAGCCTACTGGGATAAAGATGAGTAGGATACTTGTTTGTCCCGTCTGCAAAAAAGAATGGAACCTTCGATGGGGCATTATGGCTAATGAATCTCTATCTAATCACATGAAAGAACACCAATGAAACCTCTTGCATACATCTTTGACGTAGACGGAACTCTAGCCAATGTAGATCCTTACCTTCACTATGTTCGTGGCTCTAATAGGGACTATGAGGCTTTTCATGAGGCTTCTGTAGATGCCCTGCCAAATATAGAGGTAGTAGAAATGTTAAACAATGCTTTCTTTGATCAGATGCACGTCATTATTGTCACATCAAGAAAAGAAACTTGGCGTGGACTAACATCATATTGGCTTGCTAAAAATGACATTGGACATCATGCACTATACATGCGTGGTGATGATGATAACAGACCAGACTATGAAGTTAAAAAAGATATCTTACTTAAGATTAAGAAACATTGGAGCGTCGTTCATGCAGTAGACGATAACCCTAATGTAATTAGGTTGTGGGAAAATTATGGAATACCTACTACCAAGATCGGAACATGGGACGGAGATAAGTCTTGACACAGACATCCCAATATGATATGATTAGATCATGAGCCAAAGAGTTAAGAAAATTTATAAGTGCGTTGAATGTGAGACTATGATTACTATTGTAACCAAGGTTCACGAACTACCAGAGTCAATTATCTGTCCATGTGACAGCGTAGCAGAAAATCAGGGTGCAAAATGAGAAAGTCCAACAACAAAGCCTCTCAGCATAAAATTAAGAGAGCAGTTAAGAACAAGAAAAGAACACAGGCTAAGCCATACCTTTCAAAGTTTGAGCGTAAACAAAAAAGAATCAGAGAAGCAATTATTCTTGGAGCATTGAAGTCAGTGCCTAACTAGAACTGGAGATAGTCATGGTAGATCATGATGAGTTAAACAAAATATCAAAAGAACTAAAGCGTTACATTATTAAACAACATATGAAAACATATTATTATACTACTATTGGAATTTTATGTTTTCTGCTTGGAACATTCTTTGGATTACTAATTAAATAAGGACTAGCACCAGTAGCCAAGTTGGTTAAGGCACCGAACTCATAATTCGGCTATTCGTAGGTTCAAGTCCTACCTGGTGTACTAGATCTCTGTAACTCAGTGGAAGAGTGACACCCTTCTAAGGTGTAGGTCGTAGGTTCGAATCCTACCAGGGATGCTATAATAGTAGTAAGGGTGTGGTTAGAGTATGTGTGTCGGGAAACATATATGCTTTATGTTGCAACACCACACCCTCCTAAATTTTGTATGAAAAACTATTTATTTATCTAGCAGGATTCCAGAATAAAGAATCGTCTTCGTATATCTTTTTATCTAGTGTAAAATTTTCAAGAATTAAATCTTTTTCGCTTTGAGTTAAAGAATCGAACAGTCTTTTTGAAGCATCATTCTTAAAATATGTTTTGTCAATTTGTGATAAATCAACATCTAGTTCTACGCCTAAGTCTTCTGATATTTTTTTAACCAGCAATGTGTAATCCATATTTTTTAATTCATCAGTTCTAATAAACAAATTCGTTCTATTAATTCTATCATATATTAACTCTTCGTCATATTCCTTTTGCTCATCATGGAAAAATTGTGCTTCCTTAATAACAGACATTGCTGCTGGGTCTGGACTTAAAGCAAAATTATGCGCTTGAAAATCTTTCATGTAGTTCCAGTAAGATAACTTATCAAACAATTCTTCTTTTTCAACATTGAGGTTTTCTCCTCTTATAACATGCCAATTTTCTTTGTCTATTAAGTCTGCTCTACCTGCAGCAGCATGACATACAGTGCTAACAAAAAACTCAGAAGGCTCTCTAAAAAGTGAGATAACATATGTTTCATCATCTATAAAGAATGGCCATCCACCGTGCTGTCTCATGTCTTCTGGCATTCTAAGATACTCAATACCGTGTTTAGCAAGAGTATCTTCCATAGGTCTGATAATATACTTTGTTAAGAATCTACCACCAGTTTTTGGTATGTGTAAAAAATAAACTTTGTTATATTTCATTTACTTTGCCTTGTGCTTTACTTCGTAAGGTGCGATCTTGGACTTAATACGACCATCTTTATATAATCTAACAATCCATCCATCTTTAATCTGAATAGGATTAAACGCTGCTGCTTTTTTCTTTGGCATTACTTTACCATCCTAAATGGAGAATCAATCCAACTATCTGACTTAGCGACTGGAATACAGTTAGGTACTGGCTTTCCGTCTGCACCTGGCTTCATGCCTCTTTGTACATAGCCATCCCAGCAAGGTGCTTGCTTAGCAACTGTTTCAGCCTGGCAATCTGGACACTCTTCACAGGTTACGTTTAGTTCTTTACAAGTTGGACAACCACAGTCTTCGTATGCCTTACCAATTGATGAGTCGTACATAGCCATAGCAACTTCTGAATCGATTGCTGAAGAAGAGCATTTTGGGCAGTTTGTCATACTATAATTATATCATACCGTTAAGCCTGTTGTAAGTCCTGATCCTGTGGCAGTTGGCACAAACCACTTCACACTTTTCTATTTCTTTCTTGATAGCCTTCCATGAAAAACCATCATGGATCATCCTTGACACATTGTACTTCTTATCTCTTATGTGATCAAAGTCTAGGATTATATGGTTACCAACACCACAGTCTACACAGCCAGAATCTTCTTTTATCTTAGCAAGCATCTTCTTATACTGCTGCTTATTATAGGTGTCTAACTCTTTGTCAGTCATTGATATTATTATACCGCCAAATGTTAGGTCCCACACAGGCAATTCACCTGACTTGCGCCACGGTCTCTATCCAATGGGTAACTAATCCATCACTAAGGTCCTGTGTGGGACACTTCTATTATACTGCTACTTTGAACTTATTTCTGCTACTCTCGCCTTTGAGAATTTAAGCATAGAACTTCTGATTGGCGAGTAGCCAAGATCTTCAGCCTTCTTTCCACAGGTATCAAGCATGAAGTTAAAGAACTTTTTAACTGAATCATTCTTTGAGTTCTTTTCTTTGTATGCTACACCATAGGTAAATGTAGATATGTTATAAGATAGTTTGTTTGGGTTCTTATAGTTTATCTTAACTACACCACTTTTATCTGGAATAAAATCTCCAAGAAATACAGAGGCTGCGCTAACTGTTGGTTGTATAAACCTTCTAGCCTCATTCTCAACAGACACTGTCTTTAGTCCTCTTGCATATGATATCTCATTATATCCAATAGAGCCATTTGTAGTGCTCTGTACCATTGCAATTCCATGTGATCCAGAAGCACTGTTCATATACTGCTTAGATATGTCTCCAGGAAATGCACTTGAAAAGTTTTTATTTCCTGGCTTTGTCCAAATTGTTGGAGCCACAGCATTTAAATATGAAGTAAAAACTTCTGAAGTTCCAGAACCATCAACACGGTATACAACTCTAATCTTTGTTGCTGGTATCTTAGGTAGTTTTCCTGATATAAGGTTTTCTTTTAATATCTGTGGGTCGTTCCACATTGTTATTTGTCCCGCAAAAACTTTAGCAAGAGTATCTTTACTCATCTTTATAGTAACTTTATATCCATCAAGTTTGTAGATAATTCCAATTGGCCCTGCTACTAATGGAACATATGTAAACTCTTTTGATGGCTTTACTTCTGTCCCAGAGTAAGGAACATCTGACATAGCAAAGTCTGTTACTCCATTTGAAAACATATTCTTTCCAGCACCTGAACCAGATGCTCCATACACAACAGAATCTCCTGTTGATTTCATAAATTCGACCCTGCATCTGTCTATAAAGTTAGCAGCAAATGTGGATCCAGCACCTTGAAGGTTATCGGCATGTGAAGGGGTAATAAAAAAAGCATTAGCAAATATGGCTAATGCTGCTGATAAAGCAATGAATTTAAATTTCATACTTATAGTATATACGACAAGGCTATAAAGTTTTGTTATAAATGGCAAACAAACAAAGAACTTTAGATGAATAATGGAGCAGTTTATGGACTTGCTCAGGTCTCCCAGGGTGCGACCCTGGCTTATCCGTACTCAGCAATAGGGTTGCTATAAGCAACTGCATGTATCATGACGGAATACTATCTATTATACTACTTAATTTTAATAGACTTGGGCTTTTTATCTTCAGGAACAATACGAACCACATTAACATGCAGCATCCCGTCCTTAAGTTCTGCAGATGTTACTTCCATATACTCTCCCAGTGCAAAAGATCTTACGAACTTTCTTCCTGCGATTCCTTTATGAACTACCTCTGCATCTGTAACTTCAACAATCTCACCCTTGATAATCAATGTTCCGTTATCTACTGAAACATCAATATCGTCTTTTGAAAAACCAGCGACAGCCAGTGAAATCTTGTATGTATCTTCATCTAGTTTGATTAGATCATACGGAGGGTATGACTGTGAGTTTGTTTTATGTGCTGTATTTAGGCGACTCAACTCTCTGTTGAAGCCAATAAAAAAAGGATCATTGAATAGATCCATAGCGTACTTTGTTACCATGTTATTCCCCTTTCAAGCGAATAAGTTAAATTACCCCCCTATTGGGCAGGTATAAATATTATAGCATAGAAAAGCAGGCCTGTCAAGTAACAAGCCTGCTAGTCTAGAGTGAGATTACTTTACCTGGTTAGTAGCCTTGCCTCCACCAGATGACTTCTTTGCAGGAGCCTTCTTTGCGGTCTTCTTAACAACCTTTGCAGACTTAACTGCTGCATCTACCTCATCTACTGATGGCATCTTGCCGAATGCAGGATCGTTAGGGTTGGCTGCTCTCAATACAACGGGCACAAATGCTCCAAGTAGTGAGTATGCTAGTGTCTGGGGATCTGTAACTCCAGAAGCATACATTGCTGTTGCTGCTCCAAGTACTGATCTTCCGTATGACGCCAGTGCGTTTTTGATTTGTTGATTCATAATTTTCCTCCTAGGATATTATTTTTGTTAGTACTGTAAAACCAATCCATAGACCAATAATTCCTGCGACTCCCGCAAAAACTGGTGGTGCTGGGACTGGCAATTTGAATGCAGCAAATACTACACCACATCCAAAACCTGTTAATACTGATAGTATCACATCTTTCATTTTTTATTTTCCTCTACATATCGTTTAATAAATGGAACTATTACGTTGACCTCTTCTGATGGTACTGCATTAATAAGCATATGGTTTATGCCTTTACTTTCAAGAGTCTTTACAAGATCATCAAACTGATCGTATGTAAGATAGGCAGTATCAAGGACAGGCTGTGGAACCTCTCCTTTTTTCCATACTGGTCTGACGACATGGTTTGTTAACAAGTCAAGTTCTTCTTCTGTTTTTCTAATAACAGGAGTAATGGCAATCATTACTTCTACACCCTTTAGTTCAAGAGGAATCTCTGCAGAACGATGCCTTAAAAAATCAGACCATGCTCCACGAGCATATATGTGATATGGCAAAATAATTTTGTGACCATACTTTTTTGCTACTTCAAATACATAACTGTTTGTTGTTGAGACATATACGTCTAATTTATTTTTATGATTTGGGTCACGCCAATATCCTGGAGAATCTTTGTCTTGATCCATTTCATTTAAAACTTTGAGAAATTCTATCATGTAGTTTGATCTGTCAAGAGGGCTTGATTTGTCATTAACATCTCCAACAACACCACCAACACCATCTTCATGATCTTTTATGTATCCAGAAATTAAATTAATCTGAAGCCTACCTTTATCTATCCTGTCCATAGATCTATTTATCATAGAAAGATATTGAGGAGATATTGTATATGGACGAATGGCTACTAAGTACTTAATGTCTTCGCCTTTTTCTATATCTTTTGCTGTCTTTACAAACATGTCTCCTTCTGGGATATCATGTGTAAACATAACTCCAGAAAAGTTATGGTTGTTTAGGTTGGATGGATCTTTTGGATCCCCAGGGTTTCCCATTACTCCACCAAAATAATAAAATTTCATACTGTTACCTTAGCGTAATGATAATCACACAAATCAACTATTCTTGTTTCAGAGTTTGCCCATATATGGGTGCTTTCTTCTTCGCAAAACTCTTCTTCACAGATGAATAGGTTAATGTTCTTTGTGCTTTTTAATCGTATCATTACATTATTCTATCATAGTCTTCTGGGAGTAGTTTCTTTAACTTTTCAAATTCTGAAGATATTTTTTTTAAAGCAAAATCATGAGGGGCAAGCATGCCCTCAACTGATGACCCATACTCATTATAGTAGTCAATCTGTGGACCAACTTCATTAATAAATGAACTCAAACCAGCCTGCACTTCTTCTATATATTGATATGCCCAATCACGAGAATCTGAAACAAATTTCAAAAAATCCTCATTAGACTGATCTTTGTCTGTTTTGTTTGTATTCCTTGTTAACTGCTGCAGCAATAAAGCCTCTAAGGTCTTAGCAATAATAACCTTGTTAGCCCTTTTTTGTATAACGTATAAAGATAAGAAAAGCAAAGTTAGAGAAGACAAGATACATATAAAAATTAACTCAATCATAATTCTTTACCCCCTTCTCTTACTAATAGAACAATCGCTCCATTATCTTCTAGTGCTTTTTTAACACGGATCATATACTCTATTGCCTGCT